CAGCATTCCCTGGTGGAGTATTCCTACTCCAAGGCGAGGAGATCTATCGACTCCTCGACGGTGGTTTCCCACCGTCCCCAATCCAGGCCGTAACATTCTGAGTCACGGTCTGGACATCCGATAGCATGCCACATGGATGTGACATGTCGTTCGGTAGCGTAATTCACGGTATCCATTCGAATACCGATTACGCCACATTCACCATGAGCGACCCATTTCTGGAATCGTTTGGTGAACTCAGGTTCACTTTCAGTTTCCCGCCTACTTGGCGGAGGTGAACCAGCTACCGATTGTTGCAAAAAGCTTACATACAACCCAGAAGAGTTGTAAATAAGCCGCTTCGCTGATTTAGGTACGACAATGTGCTCCATGAGAATCCTAATCTTCGGACTACGTGGCCTAAGGGCCTTGTAGCTCCAGAAGTTAGGCTTCACACTCTTTAGCCATCTTTTGGCTATTGAATGAGGCACTTGGATACCAGCATCAACATTCTCCCAAGGAGGTACCATGTGCGGTCTTCTTTTACCCCGAAAGGGGCTGAAGAGCAGGCGCATGGTCTTCTCGAGGAAGATACCGTGTCTTGTTTGGAAACGGTGAAGCAAGTTGATTGCAACATAAAAGTCGGAGACTCTATCGAGCTTCTTAATGTAGACACCACGGATATCGGTGCCGTTAAAGAAGTCAGAGCCGCACGACTCTCGGAACGGACCTTTTACAAAGGTCTTATCGTCGTTAACCCTGAAACCCAATAAGGCCAAAAGGTAGATGACATCCTGAGTAATCGACTCAGGACAAATAATGTCATCTCCATATACGCCCCACAGGGAGTCAGACCTGTTACGCCGTTCGGGTATTCCCCGCCAGTGTAGACAGGCGACGACTGCACAGCTGAACAGCATGGTTTGCAACGGGAAGGTATAACCATTACCCATTGTAGAGACCATATGCAAGTCAACGGTGCCGAGGCCCTTGATCTCAGTGCACGGAGTGCGCAGCTTTGTTAAAAGCCTCAGCATGTCAGGGGGCAAAGCCCACTCTAACATGCGTAAAGAGATCGAATCGGAAGCACTACTTAGGTCAATTGTAGAAAGACCATCAGTAATGCTACCAAGCCTCGCCAAGTCTCTGTTCTTGAACTGCTGGTTAGATAGGTCGATGTTAAATCTCGACTTCAACCTGCGTTCGAGTACCTGCCCGAGTCCCAACTGAAAAAAGGTATTTAACGTTGGTTCGGTGCAGATGCAACGAGAGATCTTGTCGTTCTTCGGGACGAAACTAAGCTTGCTGCCTTTTACTGTCCTAGGAGTACCGTAGTGTTCTTGGCGGATGTTCTCCGCATTCGACCATTCCGGATCTTTACGGGCACAGTAACTATACCAATAGTACAGGCTTGGGTCACTGCAAGTGAGAGGGGAGGCGAAAAGCTTATGATAAAAGCTCCCACCCCTGGATTGTACGTTCGCCCCGGGACCTAAACGGGCCTCAAAGAAGAGGTCGCGCAGGTCATCGGTTAAAGCGTATCCCTTATAAAACCAAAAGCTGTTAATAGCTAGCTTAAAGCCATTTAGTAGACTTTCGGTCTTCAGATCATATTGATCTGGCAGAGACCAGTCCTTACATCGCTGATTGCTCAGTAAGAACTTCTCAAGCGCGGCTTGGTCCGCAGCATCCGAAGATTCGTATTCCCACTTTTTAACGAGTGAGTCCACGAGCGACGAAGCTGCTGCCTCGCTGATGGTCATTCCCGGCCATAGGCCCCCAGAGATGGGAAGCCCTTGGTCGAGCAAGTCCTGTTTAAGGCTTGTGAGAAGAACAGAGGGACTGATTGCCACAATGAACTCCACAGTGAGACTGTTGTTACTCGCACCCGCAGACACAAGGCGCACACGAGTGCACCTTGCAAAAACCACAACACGGCTCCACGCACAAAGCGGGGACCGCTAGTGATTTCTGATCTGTACCAAAGACCGTCCGAGAAGCATTTAAAGCTTCCTCGAAGGCTTGGTCCAGTCTGAACTTAAACGGAACCAACTCCCATTTCAGGGACAGGCCGTTATAAGCCAGATGTCGAGCGTTATCAGGCCGGTAAAGCTTCAATGTTTTACCTGACTTGACAGTGCGACAAGGCTGCCAGGAACTGGCAGCCCTGCCAAAACTTACGAACGCGAAAGGAGTGTTAAACTCCCACCGTCCGCGTTCTGGATTCCATCGATACTCGCCTTCGTTTTCGAAGGAGATTTCAGTGGTCTGGAACGTAGATACGTAGGAGTCAAACATAATTACCTCTTGCGTAAACGTAAGAAAAAAGATAACAACCACCCGAACACCGTGGTCCTAAGAATAAGGACCAACGTGTGCTTTCCATTACGGAACGACGCCAGTGATGAGGGTGTCAGCAAGGTCGGAGCTCTCCTCAGTGAGGAGACCGACGAAGTATGACACCGCAGCTCTGACGTTGTCTGGGTCGTAAGTCTCCATGCCGGCCGACACGTCCGCCGTGAGGCGGAAAATGACGGAACCAGGCACGCCAGCAGCGCACTCGCCGCCCTTACGGACGATGAGTTTGTACTGGTTTGTGGGGATCTGGCCTCTCAGGCCGGTCACCGGATTACCTGCAGGAACCGACTTCAAAATCGTCGGCTTGTAGAAGGTAGCGGTGAACGGTTCGCCAGCAGAATTCGCAGAGGCCTGACCCTGAGTCCCGCCAAGGGACGTCACGGTCATTTGCCTTGCATTCTGCGCCGGGGCAAGGTCACTTACCTGGTTGTAAACCGGAGTAGTGAACCCCGTCACGGCGGCCCCTGTGATGCTCGTATCCGGGCTCCAGACTTGGAGCCGCGAGTCGATCGAGAGCATGAAACGATTCAACATTGAGGATTACCTCGGTAGAATGGTTTTAGGACGTATAGGTTCGCTGGCTCTAAAGGGCCGCTATACGCCGAGATGTCGCCCGTCCTTGCGCCACTAGTGCACCCATGTTGACCCACTGCGTACCAAGCCCAGGAATTGTGAATTCCAGTGCCGGTATCAGCGAGCCAGTGTAGGGTGACCTATTGACGTCTCTTCGGGTTATAGAAAAGAGTTTTCCGTGCGTAAAGCTGCTTACCTGCCGATGGAACAGCGGGTTTGAAAACGTGAGTGGTGTAACGGGCTCGCACGAAATCGCGTTGCGAAAGCGATTAAGTAGAGTACCCTTGTTAACCCACCCGAACGTCGCCCCACAAAGGGACACAGCTTCGAGTATATCACCAATATTGGTGAAATAATCTACTACAAAGGAGTATGGGATTAATTCCCAAATCGTTGGCAACCAGTCCGCCGGCGTAAAGCCGAGGTCCCGGAAGTGGCCGTCCCACCCATTATTGAGGGAGACAGTACCATATAATTTACTTTCGTAATTATACCCCGATTGGAGCACAGTCTTGATACTGAGTGCGCCGTAGGCCATCTGATTAATCTCAGGTGTCCCGAGCCCATCAGTTCGAGCGTGTCCATGCACAAATTGGAAAGGAGGCCGGTAGGTGATGATTCGAGCAGCTGCTTTAGCTGCAGAGTCAATATCACTTATTAACGGCTTCCAACCAAATTGAGCCTCCAAGTAGCATCCTGTGATGGCCTTAACCATGTCACGACGCCGTCTGGCATCGTAAGACTGGCCGACCACTGTGAGATACCGTTTTTTCTTAACTTTTCGGGCGAATTTCTCTGCCTTGGAAAAGTAACGGCTCACACTTTCCCGCAAAGCTTTCGCGGGATGCACAATCTGACGAAGAGTTTCGCCAAGCTCGCCTAAGCAGACCATGCCCTGTAAAGAGCGTTGGGCCGCCACGGCTTGTTTGACAAATTTCGTCAGAGCACGGTTATCAGTACTCTGGATCACAGTAGAAAGGTCGAAGTCCGTCACGGTGACACTAGCAGGATTGCTAATGCTCCCCATGATTTGGGCTCCTGCCTCACGATGCCCACCGGTTGGGAGGTAAAAGGACTCATAAGTCCATAACCCTCCTATCCCTGGGTGCACAGTCGTTCGACTGGCGGCCAACGTTGTCGTTGATGATCTGCCGTGTCTTATACGATCGCGCCAATTAAGAAAGGAGTCAGGCGTCGTAATCCGCTGGTTAATCACTTGACCGCTCTTAGAAGCGGTCCCGTGGCGAAGCAGCGGGCCGAAGCCCGAATCCCCTGACGTCATTTGCGCTGTATAGATCGGACAATCATAACTGACTCTGTCGGTTCTCGTAGACATACTGGATCTTCCTGATAAAGAATAGTGGAAGCAGGGATTTTCACCCTGCATCTGCTGGTTTCCAGCAGACACACCAATCCCTTACGGGACGGTATACCCTATTCAAGAGAGAGCCGCGGGATGCGGCTTACGCGCACCTGGATTTATGACCCAGGTGAGTACCTACAGCTCTTGGTCGATGTGGAGAATGTCAACAATGAGACTCTCCAACTGGGATTTCTCCCGGTCGGAAAGCTCACGTTTGACAGTTCTCATGTCACCACCAAAAGCCACGGTACCGTTCACAACGGAACGGCCTCGGGAACTGATGTGGACTTGCACCTCAACAACCTTAAGTGGTTGCTTGGTTTGCTTGACCATGTTCGTCTCCTTGGTTATAACGTTGTTGAACCGGAGGGCGCTCGAAAGAG